CCTTGCTCATCCAACAAATCGTCTACCATCTCAATAATATCAGAATGCGTCATAATGTTACCTCATGTAAAGAATCAATCAATCAATACCTGAATCATACAGGTATTCCTAACGTTTGTCAACCTAATACAATAGTTCTCCAGTGTTTTAGTATGAGAACCATTGTATTAAATAGAGTCTACCTGATCGCTACCGCCATGCTTACCTCAATGCTTACCTGATATGCATTATAGTACTATGCAATATAATGCATACCTGATGATATCCACATGTTATCCACAAGTTATCCACAGCCTGTACGTACCTGCGCGGAGAATGTCGCGGATAGGTAGTAGGATTGGATACTTAGTTTCTGCATTGCACCGAAATATATCCAAAACCTACCAAAATCACGCAGGAGACGCTCAAACCATCTCAATATCCCACTCGGTACCATAGTCCTGAAAGGCATTATCTCGCTCCCATATCATAATAGCGCGATAATCCAGAGCCTCACTCAGAGACCAAAAGGTTTCTAAATGATTATCTCCATAATATACATTATAGAATTCGCCATCATATTCGATTTTATAATCCATATTATGCCTTTTGCAAATCATTAATGGTCCGCTGAAGCGTTTTGATAATATCAATTTGCTTATTAGCGGGTAAATCGGCCATTACTTGCGCCAATTGAGATTCCAGATAACCAGCAGAATATGAATATGATCCATATTTTGAATATGATGCTTCGGACATATTGCTGATAATACTCCGAATTTCCGCATACTGAAGTTTTACTGCTTTCATGGTGTCGCCTTTCGTTGAATCAATAATGAGATAATACAGGCATTGGTCGGTTTGTCAAGCGCTTTTGGCATTCTTGACCGGAGTGCTATGGCAAGCGTTTTGCGATTGGAAATTCCTATCGCGGCAGAGGTATCGATAGTCGTGGATCAGTCACGCAGCCCCAGCGTCCACCCCAGGCTGCTTTCGAATGAGTCCATTATACCAGAGCTGGAGCCCCGGTCAAGCATTCTTGACCGGTCCGCTGGATCATTCCTGAGCGCTTGCCAATCCTTCCATCCTCCGCCATAATCCATCCATCGGTTAAACAAAGGAATGCGGATGACACGGTATGAGCTCAAAATTCTGAAGCCGGATGGTGAGGTTGTCACAATGTACATTGCTGCTTCACATTACCAGCGCGCCGTATGGATTGCTGGTGCATACGGTACCGTCCTCCCCAAAAGCGGGAAGTATCGGATTGTGGAATAACCGACCAAGGTGATGGAATACTAAAGTTTATGGTTGCCATTTCCTGTGGATCCGCCATAATCCAACCATTGTAATTTGAAAGGAAGATATGAGCGCTATGTCCAACCTTGTTTTTGATATCCAAAAGGACATACTGGATGGTCCTTTGACCTTTGCGGAGATTGCCTCCAAGTATGAGGTCCCCGTGTCCTGGGTGGCTGAGGTCTATTGTGAAATGGTCGAGCAGGAGTGCTTGGCCTTCCCCGAGCCTACGCTTCAGGAATGCCTGGACTTTGATATGGGCAAGGAGCTGGCTAAGGAGGAATAACCCTCCAGTCCGGTCAACTATCCTTGGATGGTTGCCATTCTCCACGGTTCCGGTATAATACACACATAGACAACAAGGAGCTGACCATGAAAACTTACAAAGAAGCGATCTGGGAACTGGCTTTAGCCAAAGCTCACCAGTATCATAGCGGTGCTTTGTGGCCCAGTGCCGAAGGAGCGGAGACTGTGGCTTGGATCTTCGAAGTGTCTTTGGCGACAGTTCACAAGGACATCCGCAAAGTGTTCCCGGCGGCCTGCAATAATGAAATGGCAAAGCCGTTCGCTCCGCTGGAGAACTAAGGTTGTATATTGCCACTTCCTGTGGTTCTGTCATAATCCATTCCATGATGAAAACACAATCTATCCGAGAATTAAAAGCCCTCCAAGCCAAGGCTTTGGAAGCTTACCATACCGAACACCGGCGCTTGGAGGCGGAGATTCAAGCCATCCGCACGGTTCGTGGCACCAAGCTTAAGGAGAAGGTTTTCGAATCTTATCACGAACCTGGTCGGAGCCGGGAGCGTTTTCCTGGTGGTCAATCATACTAATCCGGTCAAGTATCCAATGGATGCTTGCCAATCCCTCCAATTCTGTCATAATTCAACCATCGTAATTTGAAAGGAAGACAATATGTCCAAGACTCTCTCCCCCTCCGTTGCAGCTCTCCGTAAGGCTCGCGCTGATGTTAAGGAAATTAAAGCTATGATCCAGCAGCTGGCTGCTCGGGTGAAAGCAGAGAAGCTGGAGGCTGCAGAAGCCAAGCAGGCAGCTGCCATCGCTAAGGCAGAGGCTCGCCTCCAGAAGCTGCTGTCCAAGCAGGTCGGCAAGGTTGGTGCCAAGGCTGCCAAAGCCAACCGCAAGGCTGGTGCTGTTACTATCACCAAGGGGGCTTAATGTCCTTTTTTGATCGCCATGAGCTGCTGATCCTGTCCGTGGTTGGTGCGCTTGCATTGTTCGTGGTTGGTATGGACGTTTTCTTTTGGAGAGCTGTATGATCATTCGGTTGCTGCTTGCTTTTGGTTTCATGGTTCTTGGTGCTGCGTTTCCTGTGCAAACCATGGCCACCGCTAACATCCTCTGGAATGGTGTTGTCAGCATTGCCAAGCAAATCGGTACAGTCCTAGCATAACCGAGCAGCCTATCATAGTCCATTGTCCTTGGCAAGAGGTTGACCAGGCGGATGGAGTACTAAAGTTTACAGTTGCCATTTCCTCTGGTCCTGTCATAATCCATCCATCGATTCAAGAAAAGGCAAGAAAATGAATAAGCTCTCCAAAACCTCCAAGCTGGACAACATCCTGTCCTGGTCGCTGCAAGCTATTGAGACTTGCCCCGGCAGCAAAGCCACCAACGGCGACCTGGTCGCTGCTTGCTCTGGTTGCTACGCTACCACCGGAATGTACAATTTCCCTGGCGTCAAAGCCGTCCGCTTCGACAATAAGCTGGCTTGGCAGGAAGCTGACTGGGTGGACACCATGGTGAAAGCGCTCTCCAAACAGCGCTTCTTCCGGTGGTTCGATTCTGGGGACATGTACAGCCTTGAGCTTGCGGAGAAAATGTACGCTGTCATGGTGGCTACTCCCCATGTAAAGCACTGGCTGCCCACTAGGATGCATAAGTTTACTAAATTCGCTGCCATCCTTGCTGCCATGCAAGCACTGCCTAATGTCATGGTCCGTCCATCCAGTGATGCTGTGGATGGTACGTATACGGATGGTGTCCATGGCAGCACCATCCTGCCGGATGCATCCAATGTGCCTGCTGGTGTCACGCTGTGCCGTGCATATGAGCATGGTGGCAAGTGTAATGGCTGCCGTGCCTGCTACTCCAAGGATGTGGCAGTGGTTGGATATCCGGCCCATGGACGGAAAATGGCAAAGGTTATTCGGATAGCAGTGGCTGCTTAATATTGGTTAGTGGTTGGTGGTTGCTTTGGGACGCTTCGGCGTCCTTTTTTTTGGCTTATATGGTGGCTGCTGGTTGCCATGGCAGCTGTTATGGGGTATGGATGGGGGGTATGGGTGAGCGCGTATATAATAAAAAGCCCCACCAGGTCAAACTCTTTTTTCCAATTTTTTATTTTCTGGGCCGGAATCTGAAGATTCGAATTTTTTTCCTGGACCGGAAACCTTAATATATTCGATTGTTATCTTACATCTATATTTCTTTGATAGTTCCAAAGCATATCTCTCAGCCTTCTCTTTTGTCAAATATTCTCTTTTAATATACGGATCAGAATGATAGGGATGCACAATAACTTTATAGGGCGCACTGTTCGGATGATAACCAGCCTTTGGTTTTTTCTTTCTGGTTAATAGTCTTTTTTCTACAAGTTCATTCATCTAATTTTTCCAGTGGTTTTTCTGGTCTATTCATACAGAATTCACAATTCGGATCATCACACTTATCATCAAGCCACTCATTGGTGTCTTCATCGTAATACGCATCATATTCTTCTGAGTAAACGTATTTCATAACTGTAATTGGTTCTGTTTAAGGGTTCTTAGAATCTTAACAGTGTGGTCTGGTGCAAGGTAACAACGGACTCTGTAAATTCTGGAATCTTCTATTGGATTTTTAACCATAGTGAATTCTGCAAGTTTATTCTCTATGATATGATTCACTAATCTTTCTAAGAGTTTTTCTTTGATTACTTTTTGAACTGCAATTGGATCTTGGTATTCGTATTCTTTAACGATTATACTACCGGTAACGAGTTTACCGCCAATTGCAAACTCTTGGTGTTCGAATTTCATATCATCAAATACTGGCATAATTATTTCTTTCTCTTCTTCGTGTTACCTTCTAAGAAATCTTCCACAGTGGAAAACACAACTGGTTTCTTAGACTTTCTGGATTTTTTTTCAGGAGCCGGTTCTGCGTCCAACTCTTCGTCATAATAGAATTTTCGATAATCTTCTTCGGTTATCTCAGCAACGTTCAAAGATTCGGTCCAGTGCCCACTTGAACTTTCTTTCATACCATTCAACTGTTTGCCCATGCAAGCCAGTGAGTACTTGAATCCCGTCTTCATTACAACGTCTATGCGGTAATACTTTAAGTTGGACTGGGGAACCATTAAATGTATCCTATACTCTTTAAGTAAAAATAAATTGCGATACCAACAATATAGGCAACAACTTGTAACCAGAGTTTTTTCGGATTACCAAATGTCGAGATGTTGCTGAGGGTATACAGCATACCGAGCATGAAGCTGAAAAGGTTCAGTGAAACAAAAGAAATTTCAAAGAAGATTTGCATTTTACTCAGGAAATGTCGGAAGCGCTTGAAACGTGGTAGTATTTGTAGAGCCTAACATAATATGCAAAACGGATTGGTTCCTGTTCTGGATGAGGAAGATTATCTCCAAAGATTTCCTTCATCTCATCGTAAATTCTTTCTAACTCTTCATTGCTCATTTTTAAGACGTTTCTCTAGATATTCTTCGGATTGAATCCATTTGCCCTTCCAGAAACCCCATTCGCGAAGCTGTGGTCCCATGAAGAACAGTGTCGTTGCTGGTTGATTGTTGTCCAGTTCTAACCAGTGATATTCTTTTGCGCCACGGATAATGACGGAGCCGGGACCACGCCACTTAGTGACTTCGGCAAAAATCTTGCCATCTTTGTCAAAGACTGGTGTGTGCTCATGGTAACCGCCTTTGAGAACGATTGTCATGTACGGCCACGGATGGTCGTGCATCACTGGTTCATCAGACTTTACAATTTTGTGTAAGGTGAAGTTAAACGGAAACCATTTACGATCTTTCAGAAACAGGTAATAACGGTGCATGTAATCGTCACCGGACAACCTGTCTTTGATGAGCCGATACCGACCCACCTTGTTCATAATCTTGTGAAACATTTTAAACCTCGATATTGGACCAGACCTTTAGTTTTTCACGTTTGGCTTTTCGAGCAGCATTAACGTTACTATCCGAGATTATACACTTCTCCACCATAATGTCAACCATGGCCAGGAGGTCACCCACTTCTTCCTCAAGGCATTGTTTATTACTTTTGTTTGTCTGTGGATTCTTTGAATCGAAACCAAAACGGAAGATTTTGGAAATTGCTTGGGTTACTTCTGCACACTCTTCCTGTGCAATACAGAAAACTTCTTTGATTTGCTTATCCATTGAGATGCTCATTCAAAAAAGTAGGAGAAGTCTGTGAACCAGCATTGATGAAGTCTTCAGCAATATTCTCGGCTTGTTGTTCGTTGTATGCATTAGTTTTTTGTACGATTCGATTATCGATATACATTGAAACTTCCCATAGAGATCGATTCTCATCGATATTGGTTGAAGTCTTTTTACTGACGACAGCCTTCTTGTTGCCATTATAATATTCAGAATTCATTTTATGCCCTTTTAAATAATAAGATTGATGAAACGGTTAAGAATCACACGATTACCAACTCGGTTACCCGTATACTTGTTGAAAGCAGATACAATACCACGTGTCGTTGCGTTTTCTTTGACGACAAGTTCGTTGTCTTCATCGGTGTCCATAGACTCCGAACGCAAGATATAGTAGTCATCAAAACCTGCACTTGTCACAACACAATACCTATCTTTCTTTGCCTTTTCTCTTTCAATAGACTTAGTTATAGGAATAAAGTGATCAACTTTCTGACGATAGTCTTTACCATGAGCAATATAGAAACCAATCACATTAGATTTGGTTCTTGCCTTCAACAATTTAATAAGAGCTGAAGTTTGACCATTGTGATAAGAATCCGCTTGATATTCTTCTTGATTTTTGGTTTTCGTATCACGAATTACAACCTTATTAACTTTTTTCGTTCTACTGCTCGAAAGAGAATAACGAACATCTCCAGTGTGATAAGGTTTATCGTTGAGTAGATACTGTGACAAAGAGTGTCCATCACCGTCAGTCAGAAAAACGGTGTTAACAATCTGCAACTTGTATTTTTTCTGGAAATAAGGAATGATTTCCATAGCAGCAATAATTGTTTCGTTCAACGGAGTACCCGACAAGGCCATCCAGTGAGGAGTACGGGGAATTGCACGATAAGATGATAATCCACCCATATACATTAGAGCAGCGCCAGCATAAGTAAAATCTTTGGCCGACATTCGACTAGACAACAAATTGATTAGACCAAAATCATTGATCACAAAATCATTTTTCTTTGATTTGAATGTTGATGAATTTTCTGTAATGGTGCTCTCAACAAAAGAATACACTTCAAAAGGAATATTCACCTTCTTACAAAACATTACAAGATTAAGTAGTTGTTTGATTGTATTTGCAAGGTGACGAGCCATCGAACCAGACCAGTCAACAAACATGATCAATCCATGTGATTTACCACCAGGCACCACAGTAATTTTCTTGAAGATATCTTCATTGAATTGATATGAGAACACCTGTTTCATATTCAAGTCACCGGTTTTCGCTGTCGTAGCACGTTTCAATTGATCTGCATTCTTACGCATTTCAAATTCTTTGACAAGATAGGAAACAACTTTGTTCGAATCTCTACGGAACGAATCGAATTCTTTTTTGGCGATATCATATCCTTCTTCTTCATATCGTTTGTACACATCTTTATAATCAAAGATGTTGTTCTCAACTTTGAAATCTGGAATATTCACATAACGAATTTCGGTGTCATCATTAGCGAACAACTGATATTCGTTTTTACGATAGGCGTCATCCGTTTTAGAACGAATTTTTTCTTCTTCATCTTTGTCGGATTTTTTATCATCTTTATTGCTTGAAGAAGAATTGGCCTCTTTCTCAGTTTCTTCAGAATTATCTTCACTCTGATCTTTTGGTTCACCATCTTCTTCATCACTAGGAGGATCACTTTCTTCTAGTTCATATTCTTCAATGTCATAATCTTCATCGGAGTCGTCTTCTCCGCGTTCTTCTTTTTGTTTTTTGCGTTCCTCTTCTTCAAACTTCATGTAGTCAATAATTTTTTTAGTGACTTCAACAACTTCATCGAAAGTTTCGGTTGATTCAACAAGACCCAGCAATTCGCGCTCGATTTCGTTGAATTTAATAGTAAGCAATGCGCCACCTTTGCAGTGCAGGTTTACACGATCAATGAAGTTATACTCATTAAGGTCTTTGCCGGTCGTTTCAAAGAAATTTCTTTCCAGAAGCTCTTGATAAGCTTTTACAAAAGAGTTCTTTAGACCAGGATATTTGTATTTGATTTTACGCTCGATGCGGGAATCTTCAACAATGTTCAAAACCGACATGTTGACTTTTTCTTCTTTGGATTTCTTCAGGCCTTCCAAAGGAGTATACAGAGCATGGCCAACTTCATGTCCCATGAAAAGATCATAAAGTTGAGAAGAGATATTTTTATCCAAAACAGGAACTGTAAGAATCCGGTTCTGCACATCAAAGAAAGCCGTTGATACATTACGCTGTTCAACGATCAGGTCTTCGGTGGCCATCAGTTTGGCCAAAATAGATTTTGAGTCAATCAGATTCATATCACTTTTTCTCGGTAATTACAAGTACATTGCCAGTTTCTGTCTGTTCTACTTTCAAATTTAGAACAGTTCCTTCTTTCCAACCTTTTTCTTGAATGAGTTCATCAGGAAATTGAAGGATTGCATCACCGGAACCATCTTCTGATTCGATCAGTTTTGTAGTCCAGTGTTTTTTTGAAAAATCTTTCGACATTCATTCATCTCCAATTACAAATTTAGTAAAATTACGCAAATTTTTGTCTCTACGTGAGTATTTTACATCATTTTTGTGCTTTTGAACATATTTAATTGGAGTCCGACACACAGGACGTTGTAATTTTACAACAAAAGTCTTTTTTGTCTTCATTTTAACGCCGCATTTTAGAAATTTCGACCGCTTGTTCATTGGAAAACACAGGAACAGCATTGGATTTGTGCATTGTAGCGATTCCGACAACTTTTGTGCCAGTATAAACCTTGGGATCAGCTTTTGTGCCGCCATTTTCACCGGTACTTAGTGAAGGAAGGCGTACAGTCTCTCGGCCGGCAGGAGCCGACAGTTTATAACCAGTCAACAAATTGCTGGTCTTTGCAAGTTTAAGAATTTTGGTTGGTTTGTGTGACTCCAACCATTTCTCATATTGCTCGCGTTCAGCTTTAGGCCGTTTTTTGACCTTCGATTTTTGTATTCGTGTATAAATCATCATAATAATCTCCAATGCTATAAGTATAACAGAATTGGATTTAATGTCAAGATGGTTGTTGCGTTCTAACAACAACATTGATTTATATTAGTCTTGTCGTCTATATCGTTTTCTGGAAGATTTTTGATATTCATTATCATAATAATCTTCATTATAAAATGCTTTTCTAGATGGTTTTGTTTTAGTTGTCTTCTTTTTTTCATAGAAGAACTCATATTCATCTTCGTTGTAGTCTCTATTCCTACGAAACCTTTCAACATTTTTCGGCACTTAGTTACTCCTTACTTAAAACTTCAAAATTAATGCCCCCAATTTTTGTTTCTGGTCTATCTGACATATCAAACTCAGAAACATAAGTGATGTTTGTGCGGGGGTAACATACCTTCACCACTTTTAATAAATTACATACATTATCGTTACAATCGTTGAAGATAAAAACTTCATCAACGTATTTTATACTTTCTAATATTGTTTTTCTAGTTTCCATACTTTGGTTTAGTATACCCGTCTTCATATGAAGTAACATATCGGAATGTATACCCACAATTAACCAATCACCCATCTGTTTACATTTCTGTAGGTGTATTATTTCTTTTAAAGATATTGGATCAAAATAACCAGACGTTACTATTATTTTTTCTTTGGTTATCATGGTAGTAGATCAGGAAAAGCCTCCTTGACAAACTTATAATCTAATCCTTTTACACCTAAATCTTTTTGAAAAATACCTAGCAGTACTTCAGCTTCTCTTGGTTCAATAGATTCTAACATTTGAATTAGTAGTTCGTTGCGTCTTTTCTCGGAGAGAGTTTCTGCTGTATGATTGCCTTCTAGAAAGATATAAATTCTTCGTAGTTGTGCATTTAAACTATCATGTGTTATGCCTGGCAATACATCAGTTGGTACTTTATAATTTTCTGGAATCTCTTTTATTTTCCATTTAAAATCTGGATGATAAGTCAATTTTAGAATGTCAACTAAAGTCTGTGACAAGTTATTACCAATTACTTGCATTCTTTCTTTTTTGCTTTTGGCATTTTCAAATTCATCAAAAATCTCATACATTGTTTTCATCAAAAATCCTCAATTACATCAATTAAATTTTTAAGTTTATTGGCTATTAGATAATCTAGTAGTTTATTTTTAGGTGCCGGTTTGATTTCATCATAAGTATTTATAATTTTGTCTTTAATATCACCGGGTATGTTTCTCAAATCAATCAAAGCCTGATTGCGAGAAAAACCAATTTTTTCATTTTCATTATCCCAGTCACCATAGTTTTTTTCCATCAGCTTTTCGAATTTGATCTTGGAAATTGTTGTTTGTCGTAAATCACGAACGAAACAATCTGATGGTGATAAAATATTAGGAATGCCATCACCTTTGTCACCACGAATAATTTTTTCCTTTAGTTCCATCAATGGATTCTCGGAAACAATAAATTTCTTTTGTGATGGATTATATTGCTTGACTGTGTATTTGTTTGATGGCATATTGTACTGTTGTAGTTGCAGAAAATCACCATCACTAGAAATGATCAATATATTTTCATGCATAATGTGTCGTGGTACAAGTGTGCCGATAATATCATCAGCTTCGGCACCTTCAACATCAACAACTTTGTAAGGAAAGTAATCCTTCAGTTCTTGTTTAAATTTCGTCAACATATCAAAGATGAGGTGCCAGTCTAGATCAGATTTTTCTCTAGTTTTCTTGCGGCCAGCTTTGTAAAAAGGAAACAACTCACGGCGCCAATATTTCCTGTTGTCGCAACAGAGAACAATTTCATCATAATCGTTTCGGAAGTTTTTAACATGAGTCCTAATGATGTTTAGGATCATATGGCGAATTAAGCTTTCTTCCAACTTAACTCCTTTTTGGCTGGCAATTTGTGCCATTAGACCGGCCAACAATACCTGATTTAGATCAACGAGAATCATAACAAACCTTAAAAAAATTACACTTCACCAATCTTATCACATTCTTTCAGTGAAGTCAACACCCTTTCAACAAATTCTTTGGAGGTTGTTGTTTTTCTGGAAACCATTCCATACCAATCTTGTTCTATTAAAGAGGAAACATACTCTCTAGGATCCGTCAGTATCGCATCAAAATGATCTAGGTCACCTACAGCATCATTTTCTGATTTGAATAATACTACGTGCCATTCTGGACCCATTGGGCTACCACCAACAGGTTCTCCAGCGGTTTTGTGTTGACTCACTATTATATTAAGAGAATTATTTTGTCCCTCTACTGGTATAAAACATAATGTATCATAATCTTTTACTGTTTCAAAAAACTTTAACATTGTAATCCTTTGATGTGTGATTTTCGCACTCTTACCATAATCCATGAATTGTAATACACATCACTCTCCAAAACACCATTGACAAATTGTTCTTTTGCTTCAAGATAACCACATTCACCTTTTGTTTTGCAAAGGTGTTTTATCTCTCTTTTAAAATTTTCTTTACCGTAAGTTGCAACGTCTTTTTTAAGTTCTTCATTGGAACCATAGTAACTTTGCCAATCACTAAAAACTTTAAATCGTTTCTTTTTACCTTTAACTTGTTTTGTTTTTGAGGAGTAAAAGAACTTTTTACCAATATACTGTTTACCAGTAACAGTGTTTGTGATTACATAAACAAAACCATAATAATCATTAATCAAATCTTCGGTGAAGTCTTGATTATTATATGACCAATTTAATCCCATTCTTGATTGTCCGGATCTTCATCTTCGTCATATTCAGAAAGTTCTTCTATGACTTCACCACAAAATGGACAAAATTCTGGATATTCTGATGATGTTAATTCTTCGACATATTCTATATCATAAGAAGATTCGCAATTGTGACATTCAGCTGTTATTGTTTTATTCATCTTTAACCCCTCTTTTTGGAAACAAAAAGTTTGTTTGTGTTTCCACATAGTATTTTGATATATTAACAAAATTATTTTTTAACATATAAGCGAACTCTGTTTGTGATTTTATAAAATCGTGACATGCTTTATTTAAAACTTCGTCTTTCACAATCTCATCGGTATAGTAACTTTTTGTATCTTGAATTGTATCAATAAACAGTTTAGCCGTATCCCATTTTATACCGAACATTTTGTTCCTTATTTTGTTTTTTACCTTGATCTCGAAACAACATCAGCGTCAGGTGCACCTATTTCCCATGTATAACCTGGTTCTGCTGGTTGCCAAATGTTACCCTCTTTTTTCCAAGCAAAACCAATACCCCAATCATTTGATGTTTTGATAACATTCTCTTCCACAATCCATTTATCTCTATTCAAAGCTTTAACAAATGGTTTGGGTCCTGGATGATATGCTGTATCGTGTAACCCAACAATTCCGTTTTTGCCCAATAGACTAGTGAATTCCCAATCATGTAAACATTGATTGATGCTATGCCAACCATCAATAAAAATGAAATCAAACTCTTTTCTTTCTGTTCCACACCGTTCAAATATTTCATTGATCCTTTTCATGTTCTCTTCATAATTTGAACTACTGTTTTGTATTGTGTAAATATTTTCTTCGGTATTATTCAAATATTTTTTATCATCAATATCAATGCCGATGTAAATTGTTTCTTTCTTTTTGTTTTGTAAAAAAACTTGAGTGAAAGAGTCTGGTCCATTTCTGCTAATGCCTATCTCTAGTATAGCTGAGCAGTAATCTCTAACTCTAAGGAATCTTTCTTTAATAACTTGTCGGTTCTCTTCAGTTACTTCTTTCCATCCATTAAATGGAATTCTTGGATCACCATCTTTATCGTCCCAAGCCGTTTGTGTTCTTATATCATAAGATAAATCTTGTTGCCATCTAATTTTTGAATTTAGTTTGCCCATACATCACCCCAATTTCCTTGTAAAGCACCTTTTGCATAATCTGTTGCACGGTTCTCAAAGAAGTTTGTATGTGTTGGTGCATTAATCATTTCTTCAACCCACGGTAAAGGATTCTTCTTTACTTTCATAATACCCTTTAGACCAAGACTAATCAATCGGCGGTCAGTAATGTATCTGATATATTTTTTAACATCAGCAGCATTTAAACCTTCCATATTACCCAAACTGAATGCTAAATCAATAAACTTATCTTCAAGCTGAACCATCTTCTCAGCAATCGTATAGATTTTTGATTTTAAGTCATCATTCCACACTTCTTTGTTTTCTTCTATATATGTACGGAACAATTTGATCATTGATTCTGCATGTTGAGTTTCATCAACGATAGACCAAGTAACGATTTGACCCATGCCTTTCATCTTGCCTTGTCTTGGGAAATTCAACAACATGATGAATGAAGAGAACAACTGCATACCCTCTGTGAATGCGGAGAACACAGCAATGTGTGTTGCTGTTGATTCGATTGTTCCGTTCTTTGAAGAGATATCCATAACATAATCATGTTTGTCTCTCATCTCTTGATATTCCAAGAATTGGTTGTATGTTGTCTCTGGCAAACCAAGAGTTTCAATCAAATGACTATATGCAGCAATGTGCAAGGCTTCGCGAGCAGCGAAACCGGATAACATCATGCGAATTTCTGGTTGAGGAAAATAAGGAAGATAATTACGAACATAACCACCAGCAACGTCAATATCGCCTTGAGTGAAGAATCTAAAAATGTGTGTTAAAAATTGTTTTTCTTCATTCGTTAATTTCTTTTTCCAATCGTTCACATCTTCAGCCATTGGAACTTCTGTGTGTAACCAATGAGATTGTTCGTGTTTTAACCACGCATCATAAGCCCAAGGATAGTTGAACGGCTTAAAATGATTGCGTTCATCCGTGAGTTTCGTTTCTAACTTCTTAATCATTTAACCACACCTCTAATTGTTCTTTTGTTTTTAATCCAGTCGTTCTTTTCATAATCGTTCCATCTTCAACTATAAGAAGTGTTGGAACTGATCTTATTCCATATTCTATTGCTACATCTAAGTTTTCATCGATATCAACAACATCGATAGGAATTTTTACATCCATATTCTCCAATGTTTTACTCAGTGTTTTACATGGCTGGCACCATGAAGCTGTAAATCGTATAACTTTTTTCATATTAACACCATGAAGTTTTGGCTTCACCATAATATTCTCTGGCAAAACCGTTTGTTATTAATAGCATTCTTAAACTTTTGCCGTCTAGTAATACATCTCCCAATACACGACCACCGTACTTGTCCCATTCCATAAGAACAACCTGTCTCTTTTGGGATTTGTTAATCGTATCTTTAGTGAATTGTGTTGCGGCTTGACCTCTTGCATCTTCTTGTGGGCATTTAGCTCTGTGTCCTTTTTCTGGAGTATCGACTCCAAAGACTCTAATTGACAACTCTTTCTTAAGAGGGTCAGGCAACCAGTTGGCTTGAAAGGCTACGGTATCGCCATCGATGACTCTTGTGAAGAGTACATCGTATGTGACACCGGCCTTTTCTTTTTGTGCAAAACTTGCAGCTGCGGTTAGTGCTATCATGGCACCGATTATTACTTTTTTCATTTATTTTCCTTCTTATTTCCAATACTTTGAATAGTCAATGTCGTTCCAATACTTTTCGTTGTTTCTATTCCAGAAATTTTTAATGAGATACCATGCCATGCCAGTATAGCCCATTTTCTTAAATCTTCTGCTGTCTTGACCAAAATAATGATTCATCAATTTGAATTTTTTCGGGTCATATTTCTTTGACAAAAAGAAATCTTCACTTGTTTCATACTTTTGTGGAAAACCATCAAACTCTCTGAATCTATCGGTTCTTGTTAGCATAAAAGCACCAACTGCAAATGGCACTTTATATTTCATAATACTGTTGATTACATTGAAAAGCACAAAACCAATTTTTGCTCTAATGTCATCATCATAACATTTAATCTTAAGACCAATCAAATCTAGATTGTTTCTTTCAATTTCTTCAACACAATCGGTAATGACGGTTTTTTCAAAAAATCTCACATCACTATCAATGAATAGTATGTATGGCGTTTCAACCAACCTAGCACCATTATTTTTGGCAATAGAAACCGGACCACCATCAATGATTTCAATGTTCAATTCACCTTGATTTGACTTTATAACTTCTCTTGTTTTATCCGTGGAGATATCAGCAATAATTATTCTAGTTTTACCGATATTTTGTTTTTTCAAGTCATTGAGTAGGTGATGAATATAATTTTCTTCATTTTTACATGGTACAACTATCGTAATTTTATCTTCTAATTTGTTTTCTGACATTTTCCTTCAACCTTAAATTTATCAAATTTCAACCAGTATGTCATTGATTGTAAAGTTTGTTCACATTGTTGTTGAGATTGAAATTGTAAATTGATTCTACCCGGAATATCATTCGGGTTGTTCATATGCACTGCTATGAGTATTAGGGTCCACATTTATTAATTCCTTCCAATAAACTATTTCCCATCTACCATTCATATGCTCAACTAATGCACTACAAGATTCCACCCAATCACCATCGTTCATGTATATTGTTCCATCTATTTCTTTTATTTCTGCCTTGTGTATATGCCCACATATTACACCATCAAAATTACGTTTTTTGCAGTAAGAAACTAAATTCTTTTCAAATTGAAAAATAAAATCAACTGCCGTTTTAACTTTACCTTTCAAATACTGACTCAAACTCCAATAACCAAAACCAAACTTATGGCGCCACCAATTGAATTTATTATTCAGCCATAAAACAAAATCATATGCTTTATCACCCAATATACTCAACCAAGGAGCCAATCTGCTAATACCATCAAATAAATCACCATGTATAACTAGGTATTTTTTACCGTCTATACCAACATGTTCACACTGGTTCATAATTTCTATGTTACCAAAGCCAATATTATACGGCATCAATGGTCTAAGAAATTCATCATGGTTACCAGCCACATATATTACTCTTGTTCCTCTTTTAGCGTGACCCAATATTCTTCTAACTACGTTGGTATGACTTTGTTTCCAACGCCATTTATTTTGTTGAATACGCCAAACGTCCAATATATCACCAACAAGATAAAGAGTTTCACATTTATTATGTTTCAAAAAATTATTCAATAACTCAGCTTTACAGTCGTTTGTTCCCAAATGCACATCACTAATGAATATGCTTTTGTATTTCATTTTTCTGTTCTTTCATACATGACGGTATCGGTGTCACCTAAAGCCCACTTCGATTCAGTTTCTACAGACCACCTTTTGGTTGATACTTTGAAATCTGGATATTTTAATTCTTTAGGATTGCTAGAAGGCTCAAACACAATCATTCTATTATTGGGCTGACATGCAAACTGACCGTTATCACATTTAATAAAGTTATATGATTTATGGTCCTCAACATCCTCTGACATGCCTGTATCTATAACATTAAAATCTGGATGTGCCGAATCCACTGTGAACATATACTCACCATACATCCAGCCACCGTCTTTCAATTTGAATTTACACTTCATCGATTGAAGTTGTGCCTTCTTCAGCACAGTAATATCATAACTCAAACAGTCCCATAATTGCAAGTAGTCAAGTGGTAAAGGTTCACCTTCAATTGGTTTCCAACAATAAGCACTAATTGGTAACTTATCATACAACGCACCATATTGATTCAGGTATGATTCAATACGAAATGCCTGACCTCTTAGTGATTTGATGCTGACCCACCAACAAGGCTCAAGTAGTCCGTGACCTTTTTCAAAGTCATATAGAAATTCTTTGCGAACAAAGCATTTCACTGTTGGTAGGTTTGCAATTATATGAGACATTTATCCCTCACATGCAATGCAGTCATTACCTTGGGCAATCTGAGACATATCAATTTCTTCAATCACCTTACGTTCAATTTTCTTAGAAACTTTATCTGCTTTGGCCAGTTTCTCTGAACGGCAGTAATACAATGTCTTCAATCCTTTTTTCCATGCCATGAAGTGAATAGCATGTATATACTTGATGTGTGAATCTGGTCGGAAGAACACATTCAATGACTGTGCCTGGTCAATGTACTGCTGACGATCTGCGGCATGTTCAATAATCCAACGTTGGTCAATTTCCATAGATGTTTTGAAAACTTCTCTTGTGTTGTCATCTAACCACTCTAAATGTTGCACGGATCCATCATTCGCAATGATAGAAGACCAAACTTCATCGGCCCAACCTTCTTTGTGTATTTCCGCATGTTTCTGGATAATTGCATCAAGCCAACGATTCTTATTTAAATATGAGCCCGATAAAGTGTCCTGACGGTAAGCGTTAGCACGATAAGGCTCAATACTAGGGCTAGTATTTCCCATAATGATAGACGAAGAAGCATTTGGAGCGATAGCCATAAGATGACTAAAACGCTTGCCAGTGCCCACAGCATCGGGTGCTTCACCGCGTTCCAAACCGAGTTGAAGATTTGCTTCATCTAGTTTCTCCCTAACATGTTTGAAAATCTTATTGTTTAATACTTTCGCCATTACACCTTCAAAGGCCACGTTGTTCTTTTGTAGAAGAGCATGAAAACCGAGGGCACCAATACCGATAGAGCGTTCACGACTAGCACTGTATCTTGCGCGTGATATGCTGTCAGGAGCATTATCAATGAAGTGCTGAAGAACGTTATCGAGCATCTCCGCAACGTCCCGAAGAAATAGTTCGTTATCTTTCCAATCATCATAATACTCCAAGTTTAAAGAAGATAGGCAACACACAGCCGTGCGCTCTTCATTGGTGGGAAGAATAATTTCCGAACAAAGGTTCGACTGATGTATTTTCAGTCCTTTGTCTTTCAACCATTGTGGTAGATGACGATTACTTGTGTCGATGTAATGGATGTATGGTTCACCTGTGTGCATACGTAATTCTAGAATTTCTTGCCACAAATGTTTTGCGGAAACAACTTCACGAACTTCTTTTGTATTCGGATCAATCAATTCCCAGTCATCACTTGCCTGTGGATCCAACATGCAGTTTTCAATGACTTGCATGAATTTATCCGAGATATTAATGCCATGGTGTAGATTCAAACATCTTACGTTTGGATCACCCGTTGGCTTACGCATCTCTAGGAAGGGAACAATATCAGGATGACTAATATCAAGGTAAGCAGCATAACTTCCACGGCGAGTACGGCCTTGGCGATAAGCCAAGCTCGATGCATCGTAAATCTTGAGGTGCGGCATAACGCCAGTAGATTTATCGTCCGCCGAACGTATCCCAAAGCCGATACCAACACCACCGCCAAACATAGACAGCCAATTAGTTTCAGAAAGATTATCAACTAGACCCTCCGCAGTATCTTCAATAAAGTTGAGAAAACATGAGATAGGTAAGCCACGCTTACTGCGCCCATAACTAAGAATAGGAGTACTATAAGATAACCAATGTTTACTGCTATACTCATATAGACGCTGAGCGTGAGCCACATCGGTTCCGAAAGCTTTGGATACGTATGCGAATCTGTGTTGAGGTGAGACTTCATCTTCTCGCATGTAAGATTCTTTAAGTCTTTTGATTCCAAGTTCATCAAATAGTCCATCTCTTTCCAAATTGATACTAATGCCTAGATATTCTTCCATATATTACACCTTATTTTTCTAATATTGTTTTAATGTCTGGTGGAGTCCAACCATCTGGTTTCAAAACTTTTCCATCTTCTCTCTTCAGGACTTTTCCGTTCGGAGAGATTTTTGCCAGATTACTCCTTGCAACCTCATTCCACACCTTTTGTTGTGGTAAATTTAGAGTGATCTCTAGGCCCTCAATCACCCATTTCAAATCCGCACATGCATCGGCAACTTCAACGATATCACGATTGGCATATGCTGCCATCAATTCTTTGAATTCTTCAACAACAAGATCAAGATACAGTTCAGATTGATTACCAAAACCTCTTTCTTTCTGATCACATGCATCCATGAATGTTTTTACATCTTTACGGCTGTTCATTCACATACTCCTTGATCATTGGAAAAATCGGTTCAATTGCATCTGCACAAGCAAGAGCAACTTCTTGATGTTCTTTTTGTGTTCCGTTTGCGCTGCGGAGTTGTATATAGTGAACCCAAGAACGCAGTGTTCCATTCATGTAAATTCTTGATTTTGTAATACCCTCTGGTAGAACGGCCCGCGCCTGTTCTTTTGCAATACCTTTATCTAATGCGAATTGATAGGCTGCGCCAGCAACTCTAATAACTTCTTTCTGATAATTTTCCCACCAAGTGTGAATTGCTAAATTATCAGTTTCAATACTATTCTGACGATTCTTCAAATCTTGCAATCTTGCTTCCCGAGTTTCGAATCCAAGTTGAGAGGCGTCTGCATAACGTTGTGAAAACTCCTGAAATGAAAATGAACGATGACGAAGAATTTGCCTTGCAATGTCCCGTGTAGTTTCAATTTCCAGACAGACGGAAACCATCTCCAACGGCGACCAATGTTGGTTCTTAACCAGATAACGAACCAGTTTCTCCGATGTTTCGGTGTTGTTTTGGTTAGACGGATTTGAAACTCTGGCACAGTATGCGACTTGATCCAGAAGACTTCTTTTGGATGGTACATCTACTCCCATGATATTTTCAAAAGGACCTTGCGAATAATTAATTAAAGTTACTTTCATTCATTTTCTCCATTATGTTTTCTTCCAATTTACGAATTCCATCTTTGCTCTCAAATTTACAAAGGTGTTTTTACTTATAATATCTTGAATTTCCTCAGGTGAAAATCCAGCCAAGACCATATCATTGATATCTTTCTCTTCAATCATTTCTGGCCAGATAACAACATTATAATGTTCTTCAATGGCCTTATCCATTTGCTTGTGCAGTTCTTTGTTTCTAGGTTCATTATCATAAACCAAAACTACTTTGCTTTTATCAATATGTTTCGCGGCAGCCGTCAAATTTGAGTCGGCTGTTGCAACTGCATTCTCTAGGAACAACGAATCAATCGGACCTTCAACAACATAAACATATTCTTCTTTGTTGATGTTATCTAAACCAAAGATTTTGTGATTTTCATCAGTTAATTTTACAGTTATGTATCTCAATTTGGATTCACCGAGAGCTCGCCCTTGGAATGCTACCAAATTCTTTTCTTCATCATAAAATGGTATGACTAGTCGCGGATCTTCATCTTTCAATCCATCTTTTTCAATATTTAAGGATTCTACAAACTTTTTAAAGTCTTCAGCATAATAAAGATTTGAGTGTTTACTTTCGGGAATTTTCCTGTTGTTAACATACACTTTCGCATAATGTTCATCAGGCAAATCGGCAATACATGGCAAATCCAATTTCTTTTTGAAAACTGGTTTTTCTCTCACTTCTTCAAAATCGGGTTTTGGATAGTTTTGATTACCGTCTTCACCGTTCTTATATCTTTCTAGTGCATATTCTTTAACTAGACTAGAATCAACCTTTTCCAGAAAATTGTAAAAGGAAGTAGATGCACCACAATTGTGGCACCGGTAAAAATAGTCGTTCTTTTTGCGGTAAACATAACCACGGGCTTTGGTTTTGTTTTTTGAGGAATCACCACAAAGAGGGCACCTGAAATTGTATAGATCAGGTTTCTTTGTGGTGAATTTTTGAAGCTTCGGGGAAACCCTTAGCAGAAAGGTTCTATCAATAAAAACAGACATAACGAAAAGAAAAAGTTTACAAGAAACTCTATTCTACATCAATCAAACGAAAAATGCAAGTAATTTATCCAAATGACCAGAAAATATACCGGCAACGGCAACTCCACCAGCAACCATCCACATGGTTTTTTCTCGGATTTTTTCCAAGGCGCTAAGTTTTTTTGCCAATTCGGCATGTTGGGAACAAGATGCATCATACATCTCTTTTAGTTGACTTTTTAAATCTTCACGTGTCCTATCTAGACAATCGTGCATATCTTTCAAATCAACTTTTATGTCGTCTATTTTTTCACTAAGGTTTTCGACCTTAGTTTCAACAACACCCAATCTTTCTGTCGTAGTTGCCATTTTTATTTCTTTGGAGGAGTTGGAGGAACTTGTGTTCCCTCAAGTTTCTTGTGAACTTTCACTTCTTTGCAATTCTGTTTAACATTGCCTTTTGCGTCTTTGACTGGCTTACCTTCTTTGTCTTTTACATCAACGCAAACTTTTTTTGTTTCGCCTGTAGCTACAGCAGGTGCAGTGAAAGCGAGTGCAGAAAGTGCAATAACGATAGAACTTAGAAATTTCATAGTATCCCCTTTTTAGATTCTTTATTTATAGGTGCAAATTTTTCAGATGCTGTCACGCCAAGCCCGACCATAGCCAAATATATCATACTGTCATACATAAATTGTTTCACTTCAAAACCCCAAAATAAATTGGCAATAAAAGCGACACCGCACATGGAGAAAGCAAGAAACGTGACAACTCTCTTGCTACTCAATGTGCCGTTATGACTATCAGATAAAAAACCTTTTAACATTATAGCAATGGTTGTGGTGCTTGTGCTGGCGCTGGCTTACCACCAAAACCTGTTGTAACTTGTGGTGCAACTTCTGGTGCTGGTGAAAGTCCACCACCCATAGGTGCCTTAGGTAAAGAAAAATCAAATTCTGGTTCTTTCTTAGGTGGTGCAGTCATTGCTTTCTTTGTCTCAGCAAAATTTTCATTAGCATTTTTGTGAGCAGCGAGCATTGCCTCTTGGTCCTCTTTTTTAGCACCAGCAAGCATGATACCTGATAGTGTACCAGTCAAGAATGTAGCGATAGGAATAATCAACTCAAAAAACTTTTGGTCAATTGGAGAAATCGCATTCAATGGTTGCGTAACAAAAATGATAGAATATAGAACAACAAAAACAATTCCTGTTAATGTAAGTGCGAGACAGACGCCGATGAAAAACTTCAATCGGGCCATTAACTGTTCTTCGGTATAAACGAATGCATTATTTTCCACAATTTGCTCCTTGTGCGGGTGGTGTGCAAGCGGCAGGTGCTCCGCTTTGAACCATAGGTTCTGTTCTTGTTGGTGGTGGACCTAATCTTGGGTCGCGCTGGCCTTTAAATATGTGTTCTGGGCAAGTTCTGTTAACATCACATATTGGCATTTTACAAAACTCTTTATCCCAATTTGCAGGGTCTTGACATGGATAGCGAAATCTATCACCACCAAAAATAGCTAGACCCAAAGGTAGAACCATGAGTACCAATAAGCATAGAAATAATTTTCTATCGTTGAACATATTACCCTCCTAAAACATGTAATGCATGTTCATAATGCTTAATTCGGTCCTCAAGACCTATTGTTCCACCATTAATGCGTTTGGATAAAGTAACAATATCACCCTTGTCAGCCCATTGATTCAATTTGTTTTGTTCCCAG